CCGGATTTAATTTTGGTGATAACAATTGGGATAAGAGAACTTACAAGTCTCCCGACGGTTCTTTTTCCATGACTTATATTACTAAAAAAAATAATAGTAATCCTAATTTAGATGAGGTTGATATTTTAAAACATAAATTAGAAATTGCAGTTGAGGAACAAAATTTTGAGTTGGCGGTAGAACTTAGAGATAAAATAAAAAATTTAGAGAAAAATTTGGAGAAAATTTCCGAGTTGCAATCTAAATTAGAAGAGTGTATTAAAAATCAAGATTTTGAGAAGGCTATTGATTATAGGGATCAAATAAAATCTTTAAAATAAAAAAGTCCACCTAAAGGTGGATTTTTTTATTTGTGTTATTTATTTTAAAAATAAAAAATTATGACAATTACAAGAGAAGAATTTAAAGGAACAAAGATTATTAACGAAATACAATCGTCAAACATAGTTAAAACAGAATATGATACTGAAACAAAAAAAATGATAACTGAATTTAAAAACGGTATTAGATATGAATATGAGGATGTACCTCATCAAAAATACACCGAATTTAGAACCGCACAATCTCAAGGTACATATTTTAATAAAAACATTTCAAAAATTTACAAATATAAAAAATTAAGTTAAACAAAAAACTTAATATTTATATTTGATGGACAATGAATTAATAAAAAGTTTTGAACCAAAAAAAGAATTAAACCCAAAAATTTGGGACGACTCTGGAAAAATAACAAAAATAAACCCAGATGTTAGGGACAGTCTTCTTAAGACTGCAAATTTATTTATAGATTCTCTTGGGGTAGATATTTTAATAACTGATATTATTATGATTGGATCATTAGTCAATTACAATTGGTCCAAATATTCTGATATTGATTTACACATTGTCTTAAATTATGGTCAATTCCCATCTGACTCTAAGGATTTATATGTTGAATTCTTTGATCTAAAAAAAATAGTTTTTAATCAAAAACATAATATAAAATTATTTGGTTACGACGTTGAGTGTTTTGTACAAGACGAGAATGAGGTCGCATTTAGTTCTGGGGTATATTCTGTTCTTTATAATATGTGGGTTAATGAACCAAAAAAAGATGAAATGAAAGAAATTGATACAGAACTAATTAAAGAAAAGGCAAAACAATGGATGAATATTATTGATGGTGTTGTTGACAACATCGGAGATGAAAGTCCTGATGAGATAAAATCTATTGTAAAAAAATATAAAGAAAAACTTAAGAAGTTTAGAAGTTGTGGACTTGAAAAAGGTGGGGAAATGTCTATAGAAAATCTAGTATTTAAACTATTAAGAAGAAACGGTTATATTGGTAAATTATATGATATACCAACAAAATTAATCGACAAAAAATTATCAATGAATCAATAAATAGATTAAAAATAAAACAATATCGATTATTGGTATATTTATTTAATAAAAATAATTTAATCAAAAAAATATACTATGGGAGGACTAAAACCTATTGGGAGTGAGAAATTAGTTGGTATGGATAAAATCCGTAGAATTATGGAAATTGCTAACTATAACCACGAATTATCTAATAAAGATATTGAATTAAAATCTACAGAGTATAGACTTGGTTTATCAGATGGAAATTCATATGACATTGTAAAAGAAAGACAAGGATATATAATTAAAAGAAATATTACTGAATCTTACTCTGATTATATCGAACCTATGAAAAATAGGAGATATTACAGATCTTACTCTGAAGCATTAAAAAAATTAAATTTAATGGCTAAAGATTTTAACTCATTATATAATAACGATGAGGGGACAAATCTTTTTACCGAACAAAAAAAGTTTAAACTTAAAGTTCCAACACCAAAGTCAGATGTTGCCCCTGAACAGGCACCAACATTACCTGAACCATCTCCGGCTCCCGCACCTGCGGCAGAACCATCTCCGGCTCCCGCAACAGGATCAGAAGAAGATCCAATGGCAGGACTTATGGGAGGTACCGAAACAACAGGACCAGAAGAAGATCCAATGGCAGACCTTGGTGGGGATGAAGATCCAATGGCAGACCTTGGTGGGGATGACGAATCTACCGACGATGAAGAGGAAAATACAGGCAAAGAAAATGGAGTATCGTTTAAGTTGATTCAAAAATTAACAGGAAAACTATCCCAAAAAATTAGAAAATATCTTAACAGTGAAGAAATGGATTCTGACGATGTTAAGTATATTTTAAATTCTGTGTTATCTTCATTAGATTTATCTGTGTTGGATGACGAAGACGTTGAGGAAATTATAGATCGTTTGGAAGGTGATGAAGAAGATAAAGAAGAGGGCGACGAAGAGGGTAATGAAGAAGGTGATGAAAATTTAACCTCGGATGAAGACCCTGATGTTGATTCTCCTGAACCACCGTCAGATGAAGGTGAGGTTACAGAATACGGATATAGAAACAGAAATAGAATGACAGTAGGTCCTTTAGGGACAAGAACAGATAATATGTTCTCAGAATCTAAAGTTGATAAAATCATTGGAAGATATTTTTCAATTAATGAAGATGAAAAAAAGGTTAATAATAGAAAAAAAATTATTAATAAGGGACTTTTAAAAGAAAATATGGTTGTAAACGAAATGGAGATCAAAAGACTTTCAAAATCAATTCAACAAGAAAGATCGGCATTAAAATTCTTAGAAAAAAATCCAAACGCGGTTTTAATAGGATCAACAAATAAAAGTAATTTACTATTTAAAGTCGGTATTAATGAACACAAAATATCAACAGACGGAAGAAGAGTACTATGAATTATTTAATTTACATAAATGGTATGGGACCCAATTATAAGGGAGACAACATTTATGAATTTATTTTTTCAGAAACTTTAGATGTTTGGGGTGAGAATTGGGAATCAAAACCATCTAATGGTTACCCATCACCACCTGACTTTGAATATATAAAAAAGGTTGGATCATTAATTAATGGGGAAATCTTATTAGAATTGGTTCAAAACTCAGACGTATTTTCAATGATGGATTCAATGGATGGGGTACTGTCCATAGGTTGGGAAAAAGAAACAAATGAAATTGATTTCTCAATCACAAAAAGATTAGTATTTAAGTTTGGGGAAACTGAACAAGACGTAAAAGATAAACTATATGAACGAGATATCGTTCTTGAATTTGATAAAAAAGCAGTATATGAATCCTAAAAATCATATTTTAACTTTGTTAGAACACGGATTGTCATTTAACACTATTAGTAATTTAAATGACTTACAAATTAAGGTATTATCCGAAAAATTTACAAAAAAAGAAGAGAATAAAGAAGCGGTAACAAAGACTGTATATCAACCAACAAAAAACCCAAAAGATATGGAAGCAGTTCAGGCTATGGTAACAAAAGCAGACCCAAACGCTTCAGTTGAGTTAGATGAGAAATTTGAATCAAAATCCCAACAAGGATTATTTTGGTCAAAATGTAAAAATAGTACAGGAAAAACAAAAGAAAAATGGTGTAACATGGCTAAAGAATTTTCTGATAGTACATCTAAAAAAGATTATAAAAAAATGCCAGAAAAAAAACATCCCGAAAAAACGGTTAAAAAAACTAATGAAAATTTAGAAAGATTTTTAGAAGATAGAATTGTTAACATGTTGGATGAATATGTGAACCCAACGTTTACAAAAGGTCAAATGATTAATACAATATCTGAAAAAACAGAAAAATTTAATTCTATGTTTTTGAAAACCCCAAAAAAAATGTCTATGTTTTCAAACGAATCTGGAATTGAAATGAAAAGTATGAAAAGGCCTATTGGTAGAATCTCTTCTTTAGGGGAAGACACAAAAGAAAAAGAAAGAACTAAGGAAAAAGAAAGAACTAAGGAAAAAGAAAGAAGAAAGGGTAACCCTTTTAAAGACCCTAATCCTGACGTAGAAGAAAAACCTAAAGCAAATACAAAAGAAAAAGAAAGAACTAAGGAAAAAGAAAGAACTAAGGAAAAAGAAAGAAGAAGGGATAATCCTTTTAAAGATCCTAATCCTGATGTTAAGGAAAATCCAAAAGCAAAAATGGAAAAACAACAAAGTGGTTTCATTGATGCAATAATGAACATATTAAATTTTAACTAATGGGACATAAATATATTGAGAGTTTAGTGAGGAAAATCATAAACGAGGCTCCTGTTGATTATGGGGATTATCCAGAAAGAATGGACCCTAGAGTACAACAAAAGATTGAGGATCCCGAAAGTATCTATGCAAAAAATAGAGGGTTTCAAGGAGGAGTATCTGATGTTGAGAGGTTATCAGGAGACAGATTCAAAGAGATTGTTGATTACGTAAAAAGATATTATACCACTGAAAGAAATATAACAGATCCTTCGGTAATGGCCGCGATTCAAATGGAACAAATGATGGCGGTTAGACAAGCAATGACCAAAGAGCCAAGACATAGAGAAAAACTTAGAGATCTTGCAGTTGAAATTAAGGCCAAAGAAAATGGTTGGATGCCTAATAATATTACAATGGAAAATGCGTTAAGGGAAGGTCTTGTAAAAAAAAGAAAATCTAAGGATGGTGGGACCATTTATGAATTTGAATTGATGAATCTTTTAACTTTCCTTGGGGAACAATCTATAGACCCAACTATATTTCAGATGAAACCTAAAAAAAATGAAAAACTACCAATACCTGCAAACTTTTCATTTGACATTGATGAATTAACTCCAGAAGAAGAAAAACAATTGGAGATTGAAAAACGACACGTTATAAATGCATATGTGATGGGTAAGGCAAAAAGAGGTCAATACGCTTATCAGGAATATAAAGATAGATTAGACGCTATAGACCCATCTTTATATGAATTGTATAATAAAATTATGGGAGCAAATGATTTAATGTATTTTACCAACCAACAACTAATTGAAATGTTGGGGGGTAATGCGGCAGGATCGGCAGGTAAAGCCAAACCAGAACAAAGCGATGAAGATGAGGATGACGACCAAAGTGGTGAAGAAATGGATAAAGATACTTGGTTTGCAAATGGATTAATCTTCCCAATTCTATTACATGAAGTTGATAAAGCATTTGGTATGGTTACCGCAAGACAACAGTGGAAAGGAATGAATCCTGAAATGGCACAACAAGTTATTAGTCAAACTGACACAATGGAACATGAACCAATGAACTTCAGAATTGGTGCTGAATTAGCAAGAAAAATTAGAACAATGTTACCTGAAGAATTAGTTTTAGATCCTGATGGTCGTATTTATATGCCGTTCTTTGAAAAGAACCTTTATGAGGTACCGGCGGAAAGATTCCTAAAACAAATAATTGCAAATGTTGTTTCAAATAGAAAAGAAGATAACGCAAAAGCGGTTAAAGAATTTAAGGACATTTTTGAAAAGGCTAAAAAGGAATATCAGAGATTTAAAGGTGAAGATGATGAGGATGATGAATATAATTATGATAATGATGATGATTTATCCTACTAAAAATTAAAAATAGTAAACCCACCCAAAAGGTGGGTTTTTTATTAAATAAACTATTTAAAGTATTTATAATAAAAAAACTTTATGAGTTTAACAAAAGAACAAGTGATGTTAGAATATGTTAGGTGTATGAAAGATACGGAATACGCTTTAAAAACATATCTACAAACATACGATAATACAGTATCTAAATACGTACCATTACAACTATTTCCTGATCAAGTTTCTTTATTGAAAGATTACGAGGACTACGAAGAGAACATTGCATTAAAATATAGACAGGCAGGAGTTTCTACCGTTACTGCGGCTTGGGTATCAAAAAGGTTAGTTTTTGCAAAAAAGACCCAACCTGAAAAAATTCTAATAATTGCCAACAAACTTGATACCTCAATGGAAATGGCTAATAAAATAAGAGCGTTTGTTGATCAATGGCCTTCGTGGGTTGGTGCTGGATTTTCCATAGATAAAAACTCACAAAAACATTATAAATTAAATAATGGTAGTGAAGTAAAGGCGGTAGCAACATCAAAAGATGCGTTACGTGGATTTACCCCAACCATTCTTGTGTTTGATGAGGCGGCATTTATCGAGGCCGATAGTGATTTTTGGCCGGCTTGTATGGCCTCGTTATCTACTGGAGGTAAAGTAATTGTAGTATCAACACCAAATGGTTATGACCCAATATATTACGAAATATATGATCAAACATTAAAAGGTTTTAATAACTTTAAAATTTCTGAAATGTTTTGGTGGAGAGATCCAAGATACGCCAAAGATTTGTTTTTAGTTCCTACAGATGATCTTGTACATTATCTTTTAAATAAAGATGAACAGGATGAGTCTAAACATGTCTCCTTTGCACATATTGACCCGTATGTTAGGGATCATACGGAAATATCTAAATACTTTAAAGAGGGATACAAACCGTGTTCAAATTGGTACGAAAAAATGGTTAAAAAATTAAAGTACGATAAGAGGAAGATCAATCAAGAGTTAAATTGTGAGTTCTTAGGTTCAGGGGATAATGTATTTGATAATAAACAATTAGAGGAAATAAAAAATAACACCCTTTTAGAACCTGAAGGTAAATTAATGGGTAACTCATTATGGATGTGGAAAGAACCAATATTGGGCAATAAATACATAATGGGGGTTGACGTATCAAGAGGGGATAGTGAGGATTTTAGTTCAATACAAATTATTGATTTTGATGCGAGAGAACAAGTTTTTGAATACGTTGGTAAAATTCCACCTGATTCTCTTGCTGAGATCGCATATAAATGGGGGATTATGTATAATGCGTTTATTGTTGTCGATATCACCGGAGGTATGGGAATAACAACAGTTAGAAAATTACAAGAATTAGGGTACAAAAGTTTATACGTTGAGGGTATTGATACCACAAGTATATGGGCTAATGCAAGTAAGGCGGTGGATAAAATCCCCGGAATTAACTTTAATAACAAAAGAGTACAAATAATTGCGGCATTTGAGGAGGCGGTTAGACACAAATTTAAAATAAAAAGTGTTAGATTATATAATGAAATGAACACTTTTATATATGTAAATGGTAGACCAGATCACCAAAGAGGACAACATGATGACCTTATCATGGGGATATCAATGGCGATTTATGTTGGGGAGTCTTCCTTTACAAAATTAGAAAAGGTTGCCCAACAAGCTAAGGTTATGTTGGAGTCTTGGACCGTAGCGTCAAATGATTCTGTTGCAAAAGAGGCTCACTTTAATCCATTGTTACCTAACATGAATGTTAAAAGAGATAATTTTGGTAGGGAAATTAATGCCGCTACAAAAGATGATTACATTAAATACGGGTGGTTATTTGGTGGTAGGTAATATTTATAATTATGGGTAGTGTTCAGAGAAAAAAAAGTGGTAAAATATTTGCGGGTTCAGACTTAATTATAACAGGTCAAGGTATCTATAGTGTTAAAGTTATTAAACCAACTTTTAACAAGAAAAGTCAGTATAATATGATTGAAGAAATAACCACAACAACAACCACCACAACAAAATAATGGAATATATTTATAATATAAGACAATAAACTTTATAAAAAAAAATTATAAGTTAAATTTTAATTATGGAACAAAACGAAAAAAATTTAACGATTTGGCAAAGATTATCCAAAACGTTCGGACCTAATTCATTATTAGGGATGGATGATCCTACCTATAGGTTTGATAAAAAAGAAATATTAAAGACTACCGATAAGTCTAAATTTGAAAAAGAGAAATTAGAAATACAACAAACTTTATTTTTAAGTGATAATTGGAAAAAGATTGAAAATAACTTATACAGTCAAGCGGTATATTATGAACCAAACAGAATTTCTGCATTCTACGATTACGAATCTATGGAATATACTCCAGAAATCTCAACGGCCTTGGATATATATGCTGAGGAGTCAACAACATCAAACCATGATGGGTTTATATTACAAGTTTATTCTGAATCACAAAGAATTAAAAGTATCTTAGTAGATTTATTTAATAATAATTTAGATATTAATACAAACTTACAAATGTGGGTAAGAAACATGTGTAAGTATGGTGATAACTTTGTTTACTTAAAACTTGATCCTGAAAAAGGTATTGTAAGTTGTATGCAATTACCTAATATTGAAATTGAAAGATTAGAAAGAGG